GGACGAAGATTCACGTCTTCTGAATGCAGATTTCGGTGGTGCTGGTCTTCAGAATGGTCTTATTCTGAATAACCTGCATGGCTTCCGTGTGTACGTTTCTAACAACCTGCCATCCGTTGGTACTGGTCCTGCCACAACTGGCGGTACTAACGCCGATAACTTTGGTGTGATTGTTGCTGGTCATGATTCTTCTGTTGCTACTGCAGAGCAGATTAACAAGACCGAAACTTACCGTGACCCTGACAGCTTTGCTGACATCGTTCGTGGTATGCACTTGTATGGTCGCAAGATTCTTCGTCCTGAAGGTCTTGTTAACGCCATCTACAACTTGTCATAGGGGAGGATTAAGATATGGCTACTGTAACTACTCTTGCCTCTACTGCTCGTGGTGCTGGCGCACGAGGCCGCCAGCCGTACATGGTACAGCAAACGATTGATTTGGCTGCTGCAGCAACTGCTAAAGGTTCTGCTCTTGCTGCCAATGACATCATTGAAGCGATTACCGTACCTGCTGAAACACTCATTCTTACCGCAGGGTTTGAAATGACTGCTTCTGTACAAACGGCTGCTGATGGTTGTACTGCTAACCTTGGTGTTACTGGTGTAGATGAGACTCGTTTTGTGTCAGCTTTTGACATTGACGATAACTCTACGGCTTTAACAGCTGGCGTTGGCTATGCAACTATGGCTGATGCATCTGCTCCAATCTTCATTGAAGCTGAAGACACAATTGACTGGGAACTTCAGGCAGCAACCACTGCTCCAACTGAAGGTACAGTCCGTGTGTTCGCAGTTCTGATGAACATGGCAGACACAGGTGACATGACTGCTGATGAAGTAGACCGTGACACACTTGCCTAAATAATGTGTTGGGGGCAGGGCAACTTGCCCCCTCACTTCTATGAGATTTAATAAAGGACGCACAAATCATGGCAATCACAACTGCAATGTGTAACAGCTTTAAACAAGAACTTCTTGGTGGTGTCCATGATTTGGATACAGACTCCTTGAAACTGGCTTTAATTAAAGCTACACCGACTGGCACATATAATGCCAGCACAACTAATTATTCAGATGTAACTGGTAACTCTGATGAAGCATCTGGTACTGGTTATTCCGCTGGCGGTCAGGTACTAGATGGCGCAACTATTTCGCTTGACGGTTCTACCGCTATTGTTGATTTTACAGATGAAGTATTTGCTGACGTTACTGTGTCTGCTGACGGTTGTATTATTTATAACACAGCGGCTAGTAATGCTGCTATTGCTGTTATTGATTTTGGTGGTACAGTAAGTGCTACTGCGGGTGACTTGACTATTGAATTTCCTGCCGCTGATGCAAGCAACGCTGTAATTCGTATAGCGTAAGGAAATAAGCTGTGGCAGATACCGTACTAAACTCCGCTGTATATGGCGTAGGCGTTTACGGAACTGCAAAGTACGGACGCATTGAAGTTGTTGTTTACAATCTGGATGCGGCTACTGCAACAGGAAGTATTGGCAGTCTTACCGTAAACACTGCTGCAGGTATTTCTGGTGTTAGCGCAACAGGCACAATTGCTCCTGTAGTTGCTGGTGGGTTTGAAATTGACATTAGCGAAGTTATTTCTGCTGGTGTTAGTGCAACAGGTGCAGTCAATACTGTACAAGTAAATGTAACAGAGATACTAGATAGCGCAAGTGCTACAGGTGTAATAGGCACACTAGCAATTAGCAATACTGTTACACTTACAGGTGTTCAAGCCACAGGCTCAATAAACACTGTAGAGGAAAAGCCAACAGAGGCTTTAAGTAGTGTAAGTGCTACAGGGCAAGTTGGAACTGTTAAAACTAATGTTACAGAAGTTGTAACTGGAGTTGAAGCAGAATTTAAATTTTCTCTTGCACCTTTTATAGCAAGTGGTAATGCACAACTTTCTACAGCAGAAAAGAAGTTTGGTACTGCTAGTCTATTATTAGATGGTACAGATGATTTTGTAACATCTGACGAAAACATCGACTTAAGTTCTGGTGATTTCACAGTAGACATGTGGATTCGTCCAACAAGTGTTACAGGCTACAAAGGTTTGTGGCAGTCAGGTACAAGCTCTCTGCTTAATGTGTATTTGATTGGAAATCAGGTTCAAGGCACTGTTGCAGGGTCAACAACACTCTTCTTATCTAGTACCAGAATTTCTGCAAATGTCTGGACTATGATATCCGTTGAAAGAGAAGGGAATGTTCACAGGCTTTACATCAACGGCGTGTTAGAGCAATCAAGTTCTACTGGAAACCGCCCAGATGATGGAGTCTTTGCTGTTGGGAAAAACGGCTTTGGTGATTTCAACGGGTATATTGACGAAACACGGGTGTCTACTGTTGCTCGTTATAGTGGGTCATCATTTACTGAACCAACAGCAGCTTTTTCATTAGATACTGACACCACAGCGTTACTTCATTTTGATGGCGCAAATGGTTCTACTACTATTACAAATGCGGCATCTAATGTAATTAATTTTACATTAACAGGTACAGCAAATATAACACTCATAGGTGTTGAAGCTGTTGGTTTTGTAAATAATGTAGAAGACAAACCAACGGAAATTTTAAGTAGTGTAAGTGCTACAGGTTTTGTTAATGATAACTTTACATTTAGCAATAGCCATGCACTAACAGGCGTACAAGGCACAACAGCACTGGGAACAATTACAAAAACTGCTGTAGTATTTAATTTCCAAGCTGTAGCAAATCAATATAGTCGTGCTAGAACAGTTAAAATATCAAGAGCAGCATAATGTCTACTGCCGCAGAAAGAACAGTTGATATACCATTTGAAAGTAGGAAAGTGTATATTCCTCGTGGTACAACTCCAAGTGACAGAATGGTGCTTATTAAGTTTGAAAATAGAAAAGTGTATGTAGAAAGACAAACAACGTCTGCTGAACGCACTGTGTATGTAACGGAGTTATATTAATGTCATATCGTTGGCCTGTCAAAGACCCAGATGAGACGCTTGATTATAGTGTAGATTGGTCACGTTTTCTTGACTCTGCAACAATTAGTTCAGTTGCATGGTTTGTGCAAACAGATGAGATTGGTAAAACTGCACTTGCATCTGGGCAAGACTTAACAACTGCATCAGGTGGTACAGTTACGGACAGTATTCAAAATATATCACAATCTAATACAACAACTGTAGCTACTATTAATATAGGAAGTGGTGTAACAAATAGGGAATACACATTTACTTGCCGTATGACAGATAGCACAGGCAGTACAGCAGAACGCACTATTAAAATTGCAATTAGAGAGAAATAAATGGCATATAACTTTCTAGGTTTAGTGAATGAAGTCAATCGCCGTTTAAATGAGGTTGAACTTACGTCAGCTAATTTTAGTACAGCTACTGGTTTTTATGCTCATGCTAAAGATGCTATCAATGCTTCTTTACGCTATATTAATCAGTCAGAGTATGAATGGCCTTTTAATCATGTAGAGCAAGAAGATACACTTACAGCTGGTGTATCTCGCTATCCTTTTCCTGCTGATTGTAAAGTAATTGACTTTGACACTTTTCGTATTAAAGAAAATAGTACACTTGGAAATGCTACAGTAAAACTTCCTACACTTGCATATGAAGAGTATCTTGAAAAACACGTAGAACAAGAATACTCATCTGATACAAACGGTCAAGGTGTTCCAAGTAGAGTTGTGCATACACCTTCTCTTGAATACATTATGACTCCTGCACCAGATAAAGCATATTCATTAGTATATGAATATTATCGTATACCAGTTGACCTTGAATTGTATGATGACGTTCCAGTTATTCCAGAACGATTTAAACATGTAGTTACTGATGGTGCTATGCATTATGCTTATCTTTTCCGTGGAAATACACAAGATTCATTGGTAGCAAAAGAAAAGTTTGAAGAAGGCATTAAGCATATGCGTTCAATGATTATTAATCGTTACCACTATGTGCGTTCTTACATGATTCCACAAAACACTGGTGGCGGTGGTAGGATTGGTTTTGCTAGACTGCCTTTAGGATAATATTATGGTAGATAGATGGCAAACTTATCCTGTAGAGTTTCGTGGTGGTCTGATAACAAATTTAAGCCCTTTACAGCAAGGGGTTAACGCACCGGGTTCTGCACGTATTCTTCGTAACTTTGAACCTTCTATTGAAGGTGGTTACAGAAGGATTGAAGGATATGATAAGTATGATAGCAATTTAATACCACCATATGGTACGCCAGTTGTACATGGTGGTAGTCAAACTGGTACAACACTTGTAATTGGTAATATACATACCACACCAGAAGATGGTGACACTCTTACAATTAGTGGCGTAACTGGTACATATACAATAGCATCAGCTGGTGTTACATTTGATGGTACGAATAATCGTGCTACACTAACACTGACTACAAGTTTAGATTCTAGTCCAGCAAATGCAGCAAGTGTAACATTTACAAGTACGACATCTAACTATTTAGCATTAGGTGTAGCAAGCTGGGAAGACCAAGCTATTGTAGCAAAAAATGATGACGTTTTTTCTACAACAGGTAGCGGTTATACACATATAAATGTACCTAATTATGGTACGGTACTAGTAGATGGTGGCAGTCAAACAGGCACAAGTCTTATTGTAGACGGTTTAACTAGTGCGCCACAAGCAGGTGATGTATTTAAAATTGCAGGTGTTGACCTTATATATACAGTAACTGCTGACGCAACGGTAACTTCAGGTAGTGCTACACTAACAATAGACCCAGCACTTGACAGCAGCCCAGCAGATGATGCAGCACTTACATTTTTATCTACTAGCCGTGAAGGTGCTGTAAAAACAAGATTTGCAAAATATAACTTGACAGGAACTGAAAAAGTTGCTATAGTAGATGGAACAAATGCTCCAGCTTTATATGACGGTTCAACATTTACAGTATTAAATAGCGCACCTACAGATGTTATAGGTGCTACACACGTAGTAGAGTTTAAGAAAGCATTATTTTTCGGTAAAGGAACTACACTTACATTTACCTCACCTTATGCTGATGATTCATTTTCTGTAGCTAATGGTTCTGGAACAAT